AAGCTTACGGATTGCCTGACAGCTTTTTGGCTTTCTTCTTTTCTTGGTCTTGCCATATTACTACCTCCGTATGTTTTTGATTATAATAGTAATAATGTTATGTTGCAAGAATAAAGATTGAGGTTAAGGCTTGTGATAGATGCTTCTTTTGGCGTATAATGACGGTGAAAGGAGTTGTTATATGTTAAAAAATAAAATGAAAAATGGAACATTTATTGCAATGTGTGCGGTGACTGTGTTATTTATCGTTATGCCATTATTTTTGCAAGTGTCAGTTATTAGAAAGACTGTGGCATGGCTTTTATCTGGTTTGAAATATCAGGAGTATAAAAGTGCATATTTGGGACTTGTAGGTGGACTTCTAGGAAGCTGGTTAGCCATTACAGGAGCTATTTATACTCAACGCAAATTTGACCGGGAAAAAGAGCAGAAAAGATCAATCGAAGAAAAAAGGGCAAGGGAGATAGATAAGGATAATATTAAAGAAATATGCAGAGAAATGCTGTGGAGTGAGATATATCAAAACGATTATTCACTGAGCTGTGATAATTGCAATTTCATAAAGGCGGTTATAGAAAAAAGTAATCATTATTTTTATAGTGCGACTATTCATAAAATCACTATCAATAATTGGAAGTTTGTTAGAGATAAAGTTATTAGTATGGACCTTGTATTAGCGATAAAATTAATGCATTTGTATAAATATTATGAATTTATGACAAACTTTGAAGGAAGCGGAAAAGATGCGTTTATAAAAAGTCAGTTAGACTTTGGAAAATATAAGGAGTATTATCAGGATGTTGTAGAATATTTAGAATTTCCGTGGGCGAATGATTGAAAGGGAATGTTTCCTTTTTGAAATAAAAGCGTAATAAGTTATACGCAAACTGGATTTCAAAAGAGAGAAAGAAAAGATCCCAAACTCCTTGAACAAATGCG